ACGTGCTCAGTATTTAATTGACTGACCAATGTAGTTGTAGATCTATTATACTCATCCATATATACAATACCAACCTCATAATCACGATTGCTATGCAAACTTTGGTTTTGAGATATAGATTGAAATGAACATTCAGCTGTGCTTATCTTCATATACTCGTAAACAGTATACGTTGGAGTAGTTGTATTATCTACGTATGCAACAGCAGGAAATTGAAATGAAACGACATCACTTCCAATTGTTCCTATTGCTGATGTCAATAAGTTTGCTGTATTGATACCACTTGTATATTTAGCATAGGTATTTAAGTTCTGTATCATCGCACAGTTAAATGCATCTGATAGCGTAGTACCTAAACATGCATTTGGCATTGTCTGAATATTTGTTACTAGGCCAACTGCCTCTTGAAAAGATACATCTGATACCATGTCAAACACAGATGCAAATGTCGTTGGTAAATAATACGTGAACGATACACTAACATTTGAGTTAGTTTGAGTTGGAAATGGAGTACTTCCTGTGAATGATGAATGAATAAGTGAAAAATCGATTGTAATGGACGATCCCTCTGTCAATGGTATTCCTGCTAGGTCAATATCTAAAACAGCGTTAGAAATAGTCTCAGCGCCATCTATATTGTAATTACCATTAGCTAATGAGTTAGGTATCTCAGTAAGACCAATATTCTCGCTAAATAATGTGGTGTAATACTCAAATCTTACCGCATTTCCAAATTTATCAAGTAAATCATATCCTTCTAAATAGTTCCCGTACATTATACGATTTCCCATAATAGTCTGAGCTTTAGCTAATAATGGAACATTATCATATAGCCTTAGTATCTCTGACTCGGGAAGAACTGTAAATATCTTGCTGTTTGTAAAGTTATAGGTGTAATCAGTGTTGTCTATTAAACCAAGGGTTGACTTATCAAGCTTCTCAATGACTCTAATGACGTTACTCTCCATCTCTTTAAATAGCAAGTCAACACCAACAACTAATGGCCCACCTGTGTTGTATGTAATTATCACAGAGTTAAATGAGTTGACCATCCCGTTGTTCAAAAAGCTATCAGTAGCAAACTCAAATGGATCAGGTATAAATGCAGGCTCAGTAAACTGAGAGATTGCTGAGTACTCATTGTTCTCATATCTGTAGCGATATGCAAAGCAAATGAAGCGCTCAGTCAAAAAGTTCTCTTGTCCCGGCACATTTGTCAACTGAATCTCAGGTGCTTCAACAGGTGGCTTCTTAATTACAAGCGTAGCCTCATTTGTAAATTGGTCTATGTTACCAACAGGGTTAGCATAGTTCTTTGTAACGTTAATTACGCGTGGCGCGTTGTAGTCGTCAGAGAAAAATAGCAGTTCATCAATCTTATTAACAGCTGTTATCACATACTTCTCATTAAAGTTTAAAGTAGTGTCAACTCCTCCACTATCATCAATACTAATAACGTGGTACGTTAGTATGTTGGTGAGTACGTTTAATGAGACAATCAAGTCAAGTTTGCCGGTTGCTCCAACGGGAAAGTTTGAGTCGTGCACAAACCAATAAATGGTTTCATTAGCTCCATCCTCAAACGCACCAATTGTTCGAGCATCGCCACTTAGCGGTGTGCCATCAATGTAAACCAATGTGGTAATTTTTAAGTTACCCTTTGTGTTTTCAATGGCACCAATCTCACTAAGCTCAGTTGAACCCATACGCACATTCAATGCGTCAATATATTGGCCATTAGGAATAAGTCGTTCATCAACGATCTTATTCATTTTACCCGCAGTAAAGTTTCTCGTAATTTTTGTCATACTACTTTATCCACTTATTCTGACCACGTAAGTTCATTAACAAACGCCCCGGATGAATATTGCTCAATCTAATTTTTGCATTGCGCAAAAGAGCTGATTTTTCTTTTCTAGCTCTCATTACAACATACTCTTGCACACCAAGTTTTGAGTTTAGTATCTCATACTGAATATATGCGTACACATACTTCTCAAATAACTTGTTTACAGTTATCAAGCTGTCGTCACCATTCTCCATACCATCAGATACGTATTCAAGAATAATAGACTCACCTGACATATGCGAGCTAAAGTTAATAACTCCTGACTTCTTATCAATGGTAAATGTTGGATTTCTATTAGCTGTCTCTGTATTTAAACCATATCTAGCTCCAATTCCTGCCTCAAAATACCAATCCCCCTCATAATACCAACCTTGCTGACCATCGAATTGATTCCCGGGATTCAAGTAAATACTCTTTTGAGTACCTGTAATACGATCAAAGTCAAGCTCAGAATATTGTGGCTCTAATGCATTTCCATTTTGGTCAAATAAAATTCTGCAGTCATTGTCTTGAAGATATGCCTTAGCTGATTGAACTTGAATATTCTCAGTCAACGGTCTAATCCAACCATCTTTGTACAAAGAGATACGAACCCAATTGACATAGTCAGATGGCAATACAAAACGTAGTTGATCGCATATAGTAAGCTGAAGAACTTTGATTTCTTTAAATGCATCATAGTTAAGTTCTTGGATAGCTCTCTTTGCGTGGAAGATAATCTTATATCTCTCCTCGTTATTTACTAATGAGTGGTTGCCTGAATACATCAACAAGAAGTTGTTGACGATATCGTATAGGCTTACATACTGATACGAACCCCAATTGGCGTCCTCAGGCTGATTACCACCATTCTCGTAGTACTGATACTGTGAAATATATGCCATGGTCTATTATTGTTGTGTGCTAAACGCAGGGTTCTCGGCCTGCTCTTGTTGAATACCATATTGCGCAACTTGAATCTCTCTGATTGACATACCACAGTATTGAAGAATCTTCATAACTAACTTATATTCATCTTCAAATGGAAGCTCAAAGTCTTGGTAGTCCGGCTGTGATTGGTCAAACGCAGGCTCTCCGTTAGGTAAGTTTATGTATGTCCACTTAGGGTCTAAAGGCAACCTAAAGTATGAGCACTTCAATGATGATACACCATTAATGGTATCAGGATAAACTGTAATGATATCTTCTTCAATAATATAAGATGGATATTTTGTAGTTGGAGCTGTAAGCATTGAGTCCAACAACATATATAGACGTGCGTTAGCAACCTTCTCAGCATCCCCTAATCTTGTGGTACCATTAAAACAAGTCAGTCTACTAATCATGTAGAAGTTGTAACCTGTTGTAATTAAAGATGGCACGTAGTATTGGTTTGTTGTAGGTGCAACTTGAAGAAGAGTATCATTTCGCAAAAAGCCTTCTAAGACCTCAGCTATGGGATTCTCGATGTCGGCGTACTCAGTTCCTGATACCCTTGCATTCTCTGCGTTTATGGTCTTATTATAGCTACTGTAGTACTCTTCATAAATCTCCATCTGTGCCTGCTGTGCAAACAAGTTAAAGTCAGAGGGAGAGATATAACCGTAGTTGTTCTTATTAAGAACTGACAATACGGTGTTTCTTACTGAGTTAATCATTGAAATATCTTTTCACAAAGATACAAAAAAATAAAGGTGCCACTAGGACACCTTTATCAAACAAACAAAATGAGCATAAACTCTAAAACAACATTACAAATATAACATTATTTATGCATTCTGCAAATGATGTTCTAACATTTTTAATGCTTCTAGTCCTTCATCGCTTTTTAGATACATAGAAACAAGTACATATGGATCTTCACCGTAAGGAATATTTAGCATTTTTTTCTTGTTGGTTGGTGTGCTATACCAAACCTCTTTGTTTCCGTTTCGGAATCCAAGTAACCCCATATCAAAGAATATGTGTACCTGCGATTGAAGGCGAAGCATTGGGTCATCTAACGCATCCAAGAAACTACCGGGGTAGTTACGTGCATAGATAAGCACATCTCTTTTCATCTCGGCTGTTGTAACACGACTTACGTCCTTATTGAATAACACACGATAAACCGTCTCAAGCTCTTCGATTGAAAGCTCACGGGCCTTAATCAATGCGTCAACCTCAGCAGTTAGGTATTCTACCTCTTGCTGTGCGTCACGCTCGTTGTTAACCTCTTCAAATACAAGACCATTCTGTGGGTGGTAGTGCAAGAACTCCTGAAGTACAGGGTTGTTTTTTGGAACGCTTAGAAAGCCGTTCTCAAATATAATGGCCTGAATAACAGGATTTCCGTCCTGCTCATCCTCAAATGGGCTTTTTTGGTTTATTGCATATCGCAGTGGGCGATTCTGATTTAACTCTTCATCGTACCAAAGAAGTGGTGAACGATGAGTATTACGAGCTGATAACATATAAGACAATGGCGCCTTATCATTCTTGAGTCTATAGACTCTGTCGGCAGCAGCCAACTTTCCTTTTTTTGACATAAGATATAATATAATTAAAGTTTACAATAAAAATAAGGGAGTGTCTTTGAGGACACTCCCTATTTTAATCCTAAGATTATGCTCCGTAGCGGAACAATACGAAGTTATTCGCACCCAAGGTACATACAGCACGCTCAGATAAGAAGTTTACTTCCATTGCATCTAGGTCGCTTGTAGCAGCACCACCGGCAGAACCTGTAATCCAAGTCTTGTAACGGCGGTCTTCAGTCTCAGAAGCGCGGTAACGCACGTGTAAGAATGGACGCTTAGCGTTCTTACCAAGGATTTGGTCGTATACAGTAGTTGAACCTGCAGGTACAAGAAGACCTGTGATTACGTTAGATGTACTAGTTCCTGTAGCAGATGCGGTCAAACCACCACGCATAGTTGGGTCGTTTAGGTATTTCCAATCTGTCTTGTAGAAGTCATAACCACGGCGGAAACCTGTGAACCCAAGGTTCAAGGCCATATCCTTATCGTTGTCAAACAAACCATAAGATGTACCAAATGCACCGTAGCTGTTTTGAGAAGCCAACATGTCATCAACGTCAAAGCTGAAGTCACGATTCAAGAACAATACGTTCTCTTCGATAGAGCCTTGCTTGTCAAGACGAGAGATGATTGTGTCGAAGTCACCCAATGTAGTTGGGTTACCACCTCCCCATACGTTACCACGAGAGTTTACTACGTAGAATACACCCTCAGAACCTTTGTTACCATAAGTTGGGTTAACAACTGCGTTAGCAGCACCTGAACCCGGCTCAGCAGGAACAGCCTCCAACATAGAAGTCTCTAAGTAGTCTTCAAAACGTAGACGAGTCTCGTGCTCAGACTTCAAATACCAAAGGTATCCTGTAGCACCATTCTCAGTAGTTACTTCAATCCAACCAATCTGAGCCATGTCAGAACCTGAAACGGCGTACTTATCTTTGATGATGATTGGGCTGTTAGAGAAGATTTCATCTTCAGCTTCCAATGAACCAATCATACCTGTAGTACCTTTCTTGAACTCAGAACCGTAAACAAATACAGTAAATTCGTTAACTACAGAACCGTTAGTGAAGCCTGCTGTCTCATAGAAAGCAACTGTAAATTGGTCAAGGGCAGTATCAACAACAGTAACAATACCCTTGTTTTGTGAAGGACCTGCTACGTTTGGTGTAATCATAACAGTTTGACCTGTACGAATAGCTATACCTGATACGTTCAAGTCATTAACTGTAAATACAGCACTGCTAGCGCCTGTTAATACAGTAGAAACAACTTTAGTGTACTTCGTGTGAAGACGGCCTTGTTCTGCCCACTTGATTTGGTCAGAGATAGACGGCATCTCAGCACCTACCATACGAAGGAAAGATGCAACGGTACGGTTTCCGTAACGCTCAAATTCTTTCTCATATGTATCAGGTAAATACTGATTCATGAAGTTAAAGTTTGTCAAGTAGTTACTTGACAATGGTACCTGCTCAGCACTCGGCTGCAACTGATACGGGGGGGTAGGATTTAAAGACATTTTTTTCTTTTTTTAATTGTTTATATTTTTTTTATACTTTTGATTTTCAACCCTTTGCCTGAGCCGGGGTTTACTTCTCGGATTTGCATTCCTCCTTTGACGATTGCTTCAGGTACTCTGCGCTCAGACATATTCACGTTTTTAATTTTTTTAGTGACATCGTCCGTAGCATCAGCCTGACCCTGCTCATAAAAGAACTTGGCAAACTTTTCAGGATTCATTGCGATCGCTAAAGCTCTATGGTATCCTGCAGCATCACTTACCATTCCGCTCTCATCCAAATACTTATTAATAAAGTTTGTTGGAGTTGATTGGAGCTTCTTAAGCTCTGTTGCATCACCGGGAGAGAAAACAACTTTCTTGTCGTCAATGTTGAACTCAAAACCTTTGAATTCTTGACTAAACACCTCGTCAGTTTTCTTTAGGAACCAATCGCGTTTGCGACCGTTTTCCTCCTCTAGGGTTTTAGCTTGTTGTATGTATTGTTTATATGCCTCAAAATCTTCTTTCTCTTCAGTAGCAATTGAACTTCCCCTTGACTCAAGAGGTTGCTTATATTTCTCCTTTTCAGAGTTAAAATAATCTTTGGCCTTAGCAATAGCCTTTTTCTTAGCAATCTTAGATTTCTTAACGTGTGAGTCATCATCTAAATCCTCATCGTAAGCAAACTCTTCCAACATGGCATCAATGTCGTCTTCATCGAGACCAACCTCTGTAGCCATGAAGTATTGCTTCAGCATTTTATCAGGATTCATAGAATCAAAGTCTTCTTGTAGTTTCAAGTAGTCTTGGATGCCACGCCCTGTTTCTTTCTTATACTTAAGGAAAGCCTCAACATCTTCAGGTAACGGTTCGTTCTCTGCTCGTTGTGCCATCAACTCGTCAAACGAATTGATTTCCTTATTGTATCTTTTACCCAAATATGAAAGAACGTCTTCTTCTTTTAACTCAGGAATCTCAATTGGCGGCTCTTCAATTGGAGGATTATCTTCTAATGGAATAGTGTCATTTAGACTCTCTTCGTGCTTCTGTAATAATTCATCTTCAATCTGAGCAGCGCTCTTTTCGACCATTCCTGATACTTCTTTTACTTTAAATTCCATTTGATTTAATTTTTACAAAGTTATATATTATTTTTTATTGTTTTAACGTGGCTCAAATTCAGCCATGTCAAAGCCATCAAGGGAATCCTCATTGGATTCAAAACTGATTGGTGGTAGGTTGTTCTTTCTTTGATTAATCAACTTAGATTGCTCTGAGTTTTGTTGACTAATACGCTTAGCTTTAGCTTCTTCTCTTTCCTTTTCTCTTTTGTCTACAGACTCAACCTCAACACCCTTAAGTTGCATTTGCATATCAAACTCAGTCTGCATTAATTGTTGCTTGAGCATAGCCTCATTCTTCATCTTCTCAATTTCAAAAGCCACCTCAGCTTGCTTAATTTGCATTTTAGATTGCGTCTCAAGTTGAATTTTTTGCATAGCAGTTTGGGCAGCCATCTGCTGAATTTGAACTTGCTGTTGTGCTTGAATAGCTTGAGCCTGCATTGCACGCTGTTGCTCCTTCTCTTCCTTCTTAACTCGTTTGAGTTTTAAGAGTTGGTTAGCCAACTTGAGATTTTTAATCTCACGTATATCAATTGCATCCTCAAGGTTAATATCACCTTTAGATAGAGCAATTTGAATGTTTTGCTCAAGCTGTGCTTTCTCTTCTTCGTCTGGAGAGATGTCGATGAAAATTCCGAAGTCATATACGTACAGGTCTTTAATTTCATTTAAAATAGATACATTGTATTTGCCAATCTTATTAGCAAAGTCATCTCTAAAGTCAGCATACTCTAGTATATCTGCAACTCTATATGTAAGAGCCTCAGCGATAGACTTAAACATATACAAGCTTCCCTCAAGAATGTGACGTGTAGCTGTGTTTGAATTAAGTGCTGCAAGCTTCTGTACACCAATCAA